CCTTGACGTATTCTCCTGAGAATCTTCCGGAGGATGGTTCGTTGTGTTTGGAGGATTGGCAGAAGTTTGCGAAGCGGCTCCGACATAGGATGGGGCCGTTTCGGTTTTTTCACTGTGGCGAGTACGGCGAAGTGAATTTTAGACCGCATTATCATGCGTGTATTTTTGGCCACGATTTTATTGCTGATCGTGGTCTTTGGAGGGATGATGGAAAGAATCCTCTTTTTCGGAGTCCTATGCTGGATAGCATTTGGGGCCTTGGATTCGCGACAGTTGGAGCGTTGTCATTTAAGAGCGCAGCGTATGTGGCGCGATATGTAATGAAGAAGGCCACGGGTCCGATGTCGGCTGAGAAGTATGGCGACAGAAGGCCGGAATATGTGACTATGTCACGGCGGCCTGGTATTGGCTCGAAGTGGTTCGAGCAGTTTAAGTCGGATGTTTATCCGGCTGATGAGGTGGTGCACGAGGGGAAGAGATATCGTCCGCCTCGTTTTTACGATGGTTTGCTCGGGGCCGAGGAGCTGGACGTGTACAAGGCGAAACGGTCCCGAGCTGTTGGTAAGCGGATTAAGGACTTGAGTCCTGAGCGCTTACGTGTTCGTGAGAAGTGTTTGGAAGCTAGTTTGAAGGTATTTGCGCGTAATTTATAGTAGTTTATTTGAGAGGAGCTGTTTATGTTTTCTTTTATGGTTTATAGTGTTTTTGATTCTAAGGTAGGCGCTTTTTTGCTTCCGTTTTTTTCTAGGAATAGAGCGGTAGCGTTGAGGAGTTTTACGACGGCTGTTCAGGATGTTAATTCTGATTTTCATCGTTATGCAGGCGATTACACTCTTTTTGAGATTGGAGAGTGGGCGCCTGAGGAGGGCGTTTATAAGCCCTTTGAGGCGAAGTTGAGCTTGGGGCTCGCTTCGCAGTTTTTGGCGCTTGCGCCAGGTTCCGAGGCCGAGGAAGTTAGGAATATTCGCTTGGCGATCGGTGAGGAGTAGTTATGGCACGTACCGTAGGTAGTACAGGTAGTTATACGAAGGCGCAGCATGAGTTCGCGGTTGTTCCGCGCGCTGAAATTCAGCGGTCTGTATTTAATCGGTCGTGCGGTTTGAAGACGGCGTTCGACTCTGGAGATTTGGTGCCGATCTTCGTTGATGAGGCGTTGCCGGGTGATACTTTCACCTTGAAGACTTCCGCGTTTGTGCGGATGGCTACGCCGATTTTTCCTGTTATGGATAATTTTTATATGGATGTGTTCTTTTTTGCCGTTCCCAACCGGTTGGTTTGGGATAATTGGCAGAAGTTTAATGGTGAGCAGAAGAATCCTGGAGATTCTACGACGTTTTTGGTGCCTAAAATGGCAGCGTCATCGATTATCCAGGAGGATTTGAGTGATTACATGGGGATCCCGTTCAATGTTGCGGGTACTGTGTTTAATTCACTCCATCATCGGGCCTATAATTTCATTTGGAATGAGTGGTTCCGTGATGAGAATTTGCAGAATTCGGTAGTGGTAGATACGGACGACGGTCCGGATGCTATTGCTGATTACAAGAATTTGTTGAAGCGTGGCAAGAGGCATGATTATTTCACGTCCTGCTTGCCTTTTACCCAGAAGGGTACAGCTGTGTCGTTGCCCCTGGGTATTTCGGCCCCGGTTACGGGGACGGGAGTTGTTGAGAGTATTGGTGATAATAAGCCGTTGTTTGGTTATACCGGCGGTCCGGGTCCGTTGTTGGGTACCACGGCCGCGGCGGCTATTGATGCGAACCCGTCTCCGACGGGTATCGCGGATTTGACGTGGAGCGATCCTAAGCTCCAGGTCGATGCTGATGATGCTTCTTCGGTGCTAATTGCTGATTTGTCGACGGCTACTGCAGCGACTATTAATCAGATTAGGGAAGCTTTTCAGATTCAGCGTTTGCTTGAGCGCGATGCGCGAGGTGGTTCTCGGTACACCGAGATTGTTCGGAGCCATTTTGGCGTAGTTTCTCCGGATCAGCGTTTGCAGAGGCCGGAGTATTTGGGTGGAGGATCCACCCGTATTAATGTTAATCCGGTTGCCGCGACTGCGGCTTCTACTGGTATTAAGATTGGTAATTTGGCCGGGTATGTTACGGCCAGTTTTGACGGAATTGGTTTTATGAAGTCGTTTACGGAGCATTGTCTGATTATTGGTCTAGTGAATGTCCGGGCTGATATTAATTATCAGCAGGGTCTTGATCGGATGTATAGCCGGCAGACCCGTTTTGATTTCTTTTGGCCGGCTTTGGCTCATCTGGGTGAGCAGTCGGTGTTGAATAAAGAGATTTTTATGAACGATCCAGGAGGAGTCGATGATAATGTATTCGGCTTTCAGGAGCGGTATGCAGAGTATCGCTACAAGCCGTCGAGGACTTCCGGTAAGATGCGTTCAGGAGGGTCTGGTTCTTTGGATCAGTGGCATTTGGCGCTGGATTTTTCAGCGCTGCCGCTTTTGAATGCGGCGTTTATTGAGGATGCCCCTCCGTTTCAGCGTGTAGTTGCTGTGATTAATGAGCCTGAGTTTTTTGGCGATTTTTATTTTGATTTTAAGTGCGCCCGACCTATGCCGACATTTGGTGTTCCTGGCATGATTGATCATTTTTAATGGGTGCTGGAGGCGGCTGGGCCGCCGCTGCTCAGGGCGTCACTGATATTGGTAAGACTGTTGCTGCGGGTGTAGCGCAGCTGCAGGCGCAGAAGTTCACTAAGAAAATGATGAAGAATCGTTTTCAGTGGATGGTTAATGATCTGCGCGCTGCTGGTTTGAATCCCATTCTTGCTGTTAGAGGGGGTTTATCCCCGCAGATGGGTTCGTCTGGTATCGCCGGTTTCGGCGGTGGCGGTGGCGCTGGCGCCACCGCTTTAGGTGCTATGAAGCTCCGTAAGGAGATTAATGTGTTGACGCAGCAAGCGGAGTCGCTTGCGAGTAGTGCGTTGCATTCGAGGGCGAATGCAGCGGTTGCTTTTGAGCAGGCGAAAAAGGTCGAGCTTGAGGTTAAGGAGTTTCCTGTTCGTGCTCGTGGTATGTTGCGACGTGGTGTTAAGGAATCTGGCCGTGTTATTGATTTTATTGAGAATATTACAGACCGGATTGATGTTCCGGGCTGGGTTAAGAGGAATTTGATGAATGCGGCCGAAAGGTGATTCTATTCGTCGCGTGTATCATCCGACCGGTGGCCCGTCTTTGACGAAGCAGAGCGAGGCCGAGGGTGCGGATGTGAATTTTATTGTTGCTCAGTGGTTGTCTGGCGGTACGCCAGTTGTGAACCGTATGCAGGCGCAGTACGGTGATTTTTCTAGTGGTATTGATTATACGGCGGCTATGAACGCCGTTAAGGACGCTGAGCGTGATTTTATGGCTTTGCCTGCTGCTGTTCGTTCGCATGTCGATAACGATCCAGCCGAGTTTTTGCGGCTGGTTCACGATCCGGATAGGAGAGATGAATTGGAGCAGCTTGGTTTATTGGATATTGAGATTCCTCCTGAATCCGCCACTCGAGTGGTCGAGAGGGTTTTAAAGGAGAAGGAGGAGGAGGCAGCTGCGAAAGCAGCTGTAGAAGCCGCACGTCAGTCGGCTTCGGACGAACCGGGGGATTCCTCTCCCCCCGGGGAGTCTTAGTTGCACAGTGTGTTCACTTGATGTTAACTGTGCGGAGTGACCGGGGTTGCCGGTCACGACGTTTTTTTCTGGAGGTGAATTGTGGCTTATCATCGTAAGAGGATGTCTCGTAGTAAGAGCCGGAAGAATTATCGCAGAGGTACGAGAGTTAAGGGCAAGAATATGCGCGCTCGTCCGATGCGTGGCGGTTGGAGGTTGTAGGCCGTTGGTCTGTTTTCATCCTCTCACCGCGTATAGAGCTCAAGGGGGTAAGGTCGTATTTAATCCGAAGGATGGATGGCACGACCGACCCTTGGAGCTTGCTTGTGGTCAATGTCAAGGGTGTAGATTGGAGCGCTCGCGGCAGTGGGCGATCAGATGCGTCCACGAAGCGCAGCTTCATAAGCGGAATAGTTTTATTACCTTGACGTATTCTCCTGAGAATCTTCCGGAGGATGGTTCGTTGTGTTTGGAGGATTGGCAGAAGTTTGCGAAGCGGCTCCGACATAGGATGGGGCCGTTTCGGTTTTTTCACTGTGGCGAGTACGGCGAAGTGAATTTTAGAC